GGGGGGGGGGAGGCGGCCCCCCCCCCGCGTAAAAAGGGGGGCGGCGGTTGGCCCCCCCCTTTCGCCGGACGGGTAAAGCGCCGCCGCAATGTCGTTTACGGTCAGCCATTTGTCGCCATTGCGGTCAATCACACTCAGGCTTGTGCCACCAAATATCAGGTTTGCCATGTTTAACTCCTTTGAGGAATAAAAAAAGCGCGAGAGGTTGGCTATCTCTCGCGCCCATAAAAAAAGCCCCGAGAGGGGGCTTTGGTGCAAATGTGGGGAAATCCCACATTTGGGGTCAGAATGTGGCGCCTAGCTCCAGTAGCTCGTGCATGCCATCGCTATATTGCTGGCGCTCCTCTGCTGTCGCCGTGAACGGGTTGAGTGGCTGCCCTTCTCCCATTGGCCGCATATGCGGTGCATAGGGATAAAGCTCCTCTGGGAAATCGTCTTTATGCGGCGCGATGCTGAAGATACAGGCTGCAAACTGCTTGGCGTTGTGCATGGGGTCGATAATGCGCACCGGAATAAACATATTGGCGCTATCGCTCCATTCCCCGCCTTGCCGCCCAATCGCGGTCGCACGCTCAATTTCCTTGCGCGCGTCGCCATCGTCGCCGCGCAGTTCTCCGGATGTCAAATCCAGCACGAACGCCGAGCCTCTGAAGGTAAATTCCAATGTTTTCACGGGGTGAGCCTCGTCAATAGTCCTATACCCAAGTATATCATTTCACGGTCATTGTCCAGCATTTTTTTCAACAGGTGAGCGTCCCCACCAAGCAACGCCTGGAATGTCATCGTCAACACTTCTCGTGGCTGAGGATTGTCATCGTTTCCATAATTGCGCCCAATATAACCATCCACAAAGCTATCCTCACGTCCAACTTCAGTACGGGAATAATGTGATGTGCCTTTATCCTTTGCGAAATCTGCCAAGGGTTTTGTTTTCTCCCCCGCAGTCCGGTCAAGCCAGAACTGTTTGAAATAATCATCCAGACCGGGAACTGTTCTTTGCAGTCGGTGCCCATATTCATGAATGCTAATTTTTGCGGATTGATACGTAATGTCTTTGCCCGCCATATCATTCAGATAAAGCAAACTATCGCCTGCCTGAAAATCATCAGCAAATTTAGAAAATACGCGATATTTTTGTTTGCTTAGCCATCTCTCGCTCTGCAGATACGGAAGTATTTCATCATCTATATAGGCGTGGTACCCCCGCTCTTTTAGGTTGCGGATATACACCGTCCCTGATTCGTTTGCTTTATTAACCCATGAGGCAGGATAGCGCTTAATGGCATCCTGAAACTTCTTAACCGCATCACCTTCAGCCTTGGCTTGTGCGCCGGTCTCTACACCTTCGCGCTTCATGACTGCCAATAGCGCATTCAAAAACTCATCCCGTTTCTCTGGGAGGGCGTTATCCATCTGGTGCGGCAATATATCTTGTAGCCAATCAAAATTGACGCTATCCAATAAGTCTGAGTGCCTGCCCCATATTTCTTCGCCCATTTTGGCAACATCTCGCCAGTTTTCCGGCGTCGGGAATGGTGGCGACGGCTCCGTATATGCAGCTTTGCCCAATCCAGCCTTCGCTTCTTTTTGGCGTAGATACTCGGTGAGGTCGCGACGCTCCGGGCTACCCCAGCCTTTATCGGCTGCCGCGGTATGGCTGACGCCGTGGTCATCTTCCCACGTCGGCAATTTCCCCGGCGCACCGCTGTAACCGAGTGCTTTTGCCTGTTTTTCAGACAGGCTCACCATCGTGCAGCGGCAGTTGAAACCAAGCGGCGGGGCAAGGTTTGCCCAGCGTTCATCGCCTACCGGCATCATCAGCCCGTGCAGGGCGCGGTGTGCCGGGCGGGTGCGTCCGTCATTGATGGCGATGTAGCGCAGGATGGGGCGGCGCTCGGCGTGCGCGCGGAAGTGCGTCCATTTGGCGCCGTTGTACGATGACAGCATCGCCGTGCGGAATACAGTCTCCTGATAGTGGCGCGGCAGCGCCAGCATCTCCGGGGTGAGCGCCTGTTGCCATTCGCGGAAGCTCTTGCCCTCTGCCAATGCTTTGACCAGGCTCTGCTTGACCTGCTCAATTTGCTCAACATCGCTGATTTTCGACAGCGTCCACGCCTCCTGACGCAGGTGTTCCAGTCGCGCGTAAAAATCCGCCGACGGCTCAACGCTGCGGGCGCGTAGGTAATCGGCGGCGGATGGGTAATGTGCCATCAGTAGCGCCCCTTGTCGGCATGGACGTAGCCCTGCGCCGCTGCCAATGCCAGCGCGCCCGCGAGCCAGTCGGTATAGGCGCTGTCGTCGTGGTCGTCGTAAAGCAATACCAAGCGGCGCATCAGGTCGGCCTCATCGCGTGCCTCACGGGCGACAGCCAGCACAGCCTCAACGCCGAGCATCTCCGGGGCATCCTTGAGCGCAGCGACGATGCCGTCCTCCACCTCTTGCGCCCCCGGCGTCAGTTGTGAGAGAGACAGCGACAGCTTCGGTGTGTCCGTTTTTTCGACCAGCCGGAAATGCTGCGGTTCAAGACCGTAGTTGTCGCGGTAATACTGCTCGGTGAACGCAATCGTCCCCGTGTTGATGAGGGCAACATCGCGCTCCCAGCGCCCCTTATCAATCGCCTGTGAGCGCTCGTAGGTGAAATACACGTCCTCGGCATCCATACCGTTGACGGTGAGCAGGCAAGCGACGATGTGGTTGATTCCGCGCTCAACAAAGGTCAGGTCGGCATCGGCGATAGACTGTGTAAAACCATCGTCCGTCTCCTGCGCCGCGCGTGAGCCGGTCTCCAGTTCGGAGGTCAGCACCCGCCCCAGTAATGTCTTCTGGATGCGCTGGATTTGGTGGCGCGTGTATTTTTCGTGCGCCGCGCCGTCGTTGTTGGCCTCGACAAACTCGATGCTGTCCTGGTCGCTCATGGCGACGACACCATCGGCCACCGCCTGCGAACCGGCCGCTGCCAATGCCGCCAAATCCCGCTGCGCCTCATCACGATTGGCGGTATTGACCGCGCTCTTGATGACCGTCAGCGGCGAGGCATGGCGCTCGGCAAACTTGTTCCAGAACTGCTCGGCGTAATTTTTCGCGAACCACGCCCAATAGACGCGCGAGAGCAGCGCATCGCCGTAAGGGTTGGTTTTGTTGACGTTGACCGCACCGCGCAGCACTTTTTCCGGGATGACCGCAACCTCGCCACCGTTCGGCGATTTCCAAACCAGATTACCATCGGCGTCGCTCTTGAATTGCTCGATGACGCGCGGCACGACGGCGCGGATGGTCTTTTGCTCGCCGTCCTGCCAGATGAGCTCGCCGATGCTGGAGCCGATCCACAATGCCTGCATCATGACGCGCACCGCATCCTCGTACACGGCAGATACCGCCGCATAGAGCCAGTCGGTGCTGTCGCCCTCGATGTGCCAAGCGTTGCCCATCACCGCAGCAGTACGGCGGGAGATGCAGCCATAAATCTCGTCATCGTAGAGCAGTTTGAGCAGGTCAGTACGGGTCAGGTTGGCGCGTTTGAGCACCTCGTCCACGTCAGACGCTGAGAGCGAGTAGGTCGGCACAACAAACTGCGCGCCCGCCTTAACCGGATTGACGCGCACCTTGCCCTGCGGCTGCTTGGTCTTGCTAAACCATCCCCAAAACATCTTTGTCCTCATAATCTGTTGCCCATACGTCGGCGGGCAGATGCCACTACCCGGCTCACACCTGCCCCGCCTCGACGGATGTGTGGCGATACGCTATACCTGATTGCGTCGATCACGTGGTTATTCCGGTCTTCCAGCTTGGGCAGTACGTCGCCGGTCAATCGGTCGGTCTTGTAACTCCACAGGCGCGCTTCCTCTTGCGCGTGTTTGCAGCCCGGATGAATCACAATCTCCATCCCACGCAGCCAGCCGATACCGTCTTCGACACTCCCCGGCCATTTATCCGCCGCCCGCATCCCCGGATAGCCGTGGTTGCGCAGATGGCTAATCATCTCCGGGCGGGCGCTATCGGCGCGGATGATGTGCTGGCGTGCGCCGTCAATGCGGTCAAACAGCGCGGGCACGTCCACCGTCTCCACGTGTTCGCCCCATGCCTCTTGCTCAACGTAGAGCGTCTTGCCGTCTATCCAGCACTTGACCATCACCGTCGGGTCTGAGGCAAAGCCCCAGTCCACCCCGAAATAAGGGCCGTCCCAATGCGGTTGCGGCTCCAATGCCTCAATGCGGTAACAGCCCGCCAACACCTGCGCCGCCGACAGCACGGCATACTTGCCATGCCAGACGTGCTCAAAATCCGCCCAGGCGTTCTTGTCTCCATCTGCCTGCCGCCGCTTGGCGCGCTCGCGGTCGTTCGCATACTCATCCCAAGTCTCTTTGCTCGCAAAAGGGTTGTCGTGCAAGTTGACCTCCACCACGATGCTGCCCGGTTGTTTACCCTCCCCGCGTAGCAGTTGGTCAATCGGGTCGGTCTCGTTTTCGGGATTCCAGCTCGCCCAAATCTCGCTGTCCGCCTTGCGGATGGTCGGACGCAGCAGACGCAGCGAGCGCGCCGAAATCGTCTGCGCCTCCTCAATCCAGGCGCGGTCAAAATCCTCCAGCGACTTGATGCTGTCGGCGGTGTGGTCCTGCATCCCCTGGAAGATAATCAGCCCGCCACCGTGGCGGTTCAAAATCAGGTCGCGCTGAATATCGAAATGCGACAACACGCCGAGCTTCTCAATCTTCGCCTCAATCAGCGCCTTCACGCTGTGGCGTAGCGATTTCTGGATTTCGCGGATGCACACCGTCTTGCTGTTTGGGTCGAGCAAATGCGCCTCAACAATCGCCTCGGCGAAAAAATGCGACTTACCGCCACCCCGCCCACCATGCGCGCCCTTGTAGCGTGCCGGTTGCAGCAACGGTAGCGCCCAACGCGGGGTGTCAATGCGCATCGACAATCACCCGCTCAATACGCGCCGGGGCGTTGTTGTTAATCTGGATAGCCGTATCCGGCGCCTTGCCAAGTACGCATTCGCTTTGCGTCTTGACTACCCTTGAGGCGCCCTCGACGACTGCCATCGCCCCCTTCACTTCTTCAATCTTCTCCGCTGCATCAGCCATCGCCACTGCTTTACCTGCGAGCGTCATTGCCGCTCCACGTAGTCTTTGCAAATCCTCATTGCGTTGCAGCTCCAGCGCCAAACGGTCGCTTACTTCGCGGCGCACCTCTTCGCGCAACGTTGCGTTAAGCTGTTGCGTTTCGTTGCGCAACGCTATCTTTTCTTTTTCGTTTTCAACGGTTGCGGAAATGAGGCGTTGCGTTTTCTCCTGATTCCAGCCCTCGGCTTTCGCCCGGCGGCTGATGTTGGACTTGTGGACGCCATACTCCTCCGCCAGCTCAGAAAATGATTTGCCATGCGCCTCATGGGCGGCTCTCATCTCCTCCCATTGCGCATCGGTCAATCGTGCCATTACTGCCCCCGCGACTTGACGAGGGCGTCGAGCTTGTCGTTGATCTTCTCGAACTGCTGGCGCATCTCGGCGCGGTCGGCATCAATGCGCACGCGCAAATCCTGCAATGCCTCTCGCCGCGCGACCTGCTCTACCTGCACCGCGTCTTTGCGCGCCTGCTTCTCGGCTTCAATCGCAGTTTGCAGCGTCGCTTGGTAATTCTCAATCTTTGCGTCCTGTAGGGCGTTGGTCTTGTCAGCGTCGGCGAAATACCAGAATCCGCTAACCACCATGCCGATTACAACCAACACATTGCCCATGCTGATGCGCCAATCAAACAGCGCTTTCTTGCCTTCAGTTTCCATCACACAAACTCCTTAACTGTCCGATGTGCTCCTTCAGGCGCAGCTCGCGCTCCACCAAATCCCGGTAAGCGTCGTCCGACAACGTCGCCAAATCCACGCCTTTGATGAGCGGCAGGGTTGGCATCGGCGGGGGACGCGCCGGGGGGGAAGGGAGAAAATCCCCCCGCCGCGCCCACGCCCCCGCCCCCCAAACA